CTGAAATAAAACGAATGTCTAAATTTCGCTGGAAGTATGTTGTTTGCGAATTTTCTATAGACGACTTGATGAACTTCCCTACTAATTCGGGAATACCGAAGAAACAAATAAAATACGTTAGGATGAACGGTAAGTTTATGTGGCGAAAGCTATGTGAATACCAAGAACAATACAATGTACAGGTAGTATTTTGCGAAAGCAAAGAACACGCCGAAGAACGAGCCATGATGATATTCGATGAGGTATCGGAGATACTAATACGTGAGCAGGCAGAGTGAAAATATAAAAGCCATAACAGACGCTTGGCTTAATATAAACATAAACGATTCTAAGATCATTAATCCTTTTAGCGTTCCTACCGAAGAAGACTTCTCGGTTAAGTTAACGTGGTTGATGACTAATCCTGATTATTTTTCTTTTATCTGTAAAGAAATACTCAATATAGACATTTTGCCTACTCAGGCTTTAATGCTTAAAGAGATGTGGAATAGAAAATTCCCCATGCTTATAGCAAGTCGTGGTTTTGGTAAATCTTTTATCTTGTCTGTATATGCTATACTCCGGACTTTATTATTACCGGGAAGAAAAGTAATTGTTGTTGGTGCTGCTTTTCGTCAGTCTAAAGTCTTATTTGAATACATGGATACCATATGGAGAAACTCTCCTTTATTGAGAGATATCGTTGGACCAGATGGTGGACCAAGACGAGACGTAGACATGTGTAGACTTAAAATCGGAGATGGTACTGTCACCTGTTTACCATTAGGTGACGGGTCAAAGATTCGTGGTCAACGTGCAAATGATATTATTGCTGACGAATTCGCTTCTATTCCACGAGATATCTTTGAAAACGTTGTTGCTGGTTTTGCCGCTGTTAGTGCTTCTCCTGTAGAGAATGTTAAAAGACTGGCTTCTAACAAGAAAGCCTTAGAGCTTGGAGAAATGACAGAAGAAGAAGCAAAGATAACAGACGAAGGTGGAAATCAAATCATTCTTTCCGGAACGGCTTATTATGACTTTAATCATTTTGCTGAATACTGGAAAAAATGGAAGGGTTTTATTAAGAGTCAAGGCGATCCTAAAAAATTAGAAGAGTTTTTTGGTGACGATGGGATTCCTAATGGGTTTGACTGGACTCAGTATTCAATTATCAGGGTTCCTTTTGAACTTTTGCCAGATGGGTTTATGGACGCTGCTCAAGTAGCTCGTTCTAAGGCCACAGTTCACTCAGGAATCTATCAGATGGAATTTGGGGCAGTATTCTCCACTGACAGTAACGGGTTCTTTAAACGCTCTCTGATAGAGTCTTGTGTGGTTTCTCCACAAAACCCAGTTAATTTACCTAGTGGGGAAGTAAACTTTCAAGCGGTAACTAGGGGAAATCCTAACGCTAGATATGTATATGGTATTGATCCTGCTTCTGAAGTTGATAACTTTTCGATTGTCATAATGGAAGTTCACGAAGATCATAGTAGAATTGTCTATTGCTGGACTACTAGTCGTAGTAGACATAAAGAGCAGTTAAAAGCAGGGCTTGTAAATGAAACTGATTTCTATTCTCACTGCGCTAGAAAAATACGAAATTTAATGAAAACCTTCCCATGTGCAGAGATAGCCTTAGATGCACAAGGTGGAGGTATCGCAATTATTGAAGGTCTTCATGATAAAGATAAAATTCAAGAAGGTGAATTACCTATCTGGCCTACTATCGACGAAAACAAAGAGAAGGATACAGATGGAGAAGCTGGACTGCATATTGTAGAGATGGTTCAGTTTGCTAAGTCTGACTGGGTATCAGAAGCTAATCATGGATTAAGAAAAGACTTTGAAGATAAAACTGTGTTATTTCCTTATTTTGATTCTGCTACATTAGGTTTAGCTATATCTGACGATAAGTTAAAAGGACGAATGTACGACACGTTGGAAGATTCCGTAATGGAAATAGAAGAGTTAAAAGATGAACTATCTATGATTATTATTACACAAACGACATCTGGAAGAGACAAGTGGGATACTCCAGAGGTAAAATTACCCGGAGGACGAAAAGATAGAATCAGAAAAGATAGATACTCTTCTTTAATCATGGCTAACATGTCTGCTAGAAAGATATTGAGAACAGCTCCTGCTCATGTATACAATACAGTTGGAGGGTTTGCTGGAGGCGTTGCGGGCAAATCAGAGGGTCCACAGTACGTTGGTCCAGCTTGGTTCACAGAAGGAATGAAGGATGTGTATTAGTTTGGTGTATAATCAATTAGATTAATTCTATAATCATTCCAATTACAACTTGATAGGTACAATAATGGCTGACAACAACCCAATACAAGACCAAGAAAGATCTCAATCTTTTGTTACATGGGCAGACGAATCTGGAAAACGACAAGCTCTTCTTGACACGTCAGATAACATTGATTCTTACGACGGTATTCAGAAGTCTACGTCTAATCGCCGGTCTTTTTTAGATATAGAATCTAACATCTCAGTTAGAACGGGATTCAATCGTGGAGACTACGATAGGTTTCGTTCGTCAGAGTCTGTACCAAAACAGCAAAAAGAAGCCATACGGATGTGTATGTCTGCGTATGACAAAGTCGGCATTATCAGAAATGTTATCGACTTAATGGGAGATTTCGCTGGTCAAGGAATAACCATCGTTCATCCTAATAAAAGAATAGAGAAGTTTTTCCGGGCTTGGTTCAAGAAGGTTAGTGGAATTGAGAGGTCAGAGCGATTTCTTAACACTTTGTATAGATGCGGAAATGTAGTAGTAAAAAGACGAACTGCCAAAATAAACAAAAAAGTAGAACAAGATCTTCGTTCGTCTGCTTCTCCTGACATGGAAGCGTTAGTAAAAAAGGTTACTAAACGTGAAATTCCGTGGAAGTTTGATTTCTTAAACCCTATGTCTATTGAGATGATTGGTGATGAATTAGCTACTTTTGTTGGACAGCCTAGATATGCAATTAAAGTATCTAGATTGGTCAGTGGTTTAGCCAACAAGAGTTTAAATGGCGGATCTTCTATTCATAGTGATTTAACTGACATGCTACCTCCAGATATTCTTCGATCTATTAAAGAGGGCAAGAATGTAGTACCTCTTGACCCAGAAAAGACTTCTGTTCATTTCTATAAAAAAGACGACTGGTTAGTATGGGCGAATCCTATGATTTACGCCATTCTAGACGACATCATCATGTTAGAGAAAATGAAGCTTGCTGATATATCCGCTTTAGATGGAGCTATATCTAATATACGTTTATGGAGCTTAGGAGATTTAGACAATAAAATACTTCCGACTAAGGCTGCTATTAATAAGCTAAGAAACATATTAGCCGGAAACGTAGGCGGCGGAACTATGGATTTAGTATGGGGTCCTGAATTAAAGTTCACTGAGTCTAGCACACAAGTCTTTAGATTCTTGGGAAAAGAAAAATACGAACCAGTACTTACAAATATTTACGCTGGTCTTGGTGTTCCTCCTACTCTCACTGGTATGGCTACTGGTGGCGGTGGCTTTACTAATAATTTTATTAGTCTTAAAACCCTTGTCGAAAGGTTGGAGTATGGTCGTCAAGTATTGGTTAACTGGTGGGAACAAGAACTTGAAATAGTTCAAAAGGCTATGGGGTTTAGGCTTCCGGCTAAAATTCACTTTGACCAGATGGTTCTTTCTGACGAAGCTTCTGAAAAGAACTTACTTATTCAACTTTCCGATAGAAACATCATCAGTTCCGAAACGCTAGTCGAAAGATTCGGAGAAATTCCTGAAATTGAGAAGATTAGAATTCGTAGGGAAGAAAAGGACAGAAAAGTCGAATCCATGCCGCAAAAAGCTAGTCCTTATCATAATCCTCAACATCGAAATGATCTTGAGAAGATTGCTCTTACTAAAGACTCTATTTCTCCAGAAGATTTGGGAATCGTTCCTTCTGAAGAAACTGGAAATCATCCATTAACAAATCCTGAAGACAGGAGAAGTGATAATGAGATTGAAAAGAAGAAAGATGAGATACAGAGCAAACAAGAAAAGAGAGAAGAAAATAAGTTTGATAAGCAGGACAAAAAAGAATTTAACCCTAAGGGTAGACCTGAAGACGGTAGACCCAAGAACTCTAGAGACAAACAAAAGAGAAAACAAAAAGAAGTAAAGCCAAAATCATTTAGCTCTACAGAGTTTGTTAGTATTTCTTTGTGGGCTACAGAAGCTCAGGCAGGTATTACAAAGATTATAAATCCGGCTATCTTATCTCATTATAATAAGAAGAACTTAAGGGGCTTAACTAAAGCTCAAATGGGAGAGCTGGAACATTTAAAATTGTGTATACTTTGTAACATGACACCGTTCATGGAGATTACTCCAGAACTTGTTGCAGAACTTTTAAAACAACCTCTTTCTATCGATCATAACTTCGCTATATCCCTTGAAGAATTAAATGCCGATTTTATTAATAAAAAAGATAGACAGCCTAATATAGACGAGCTTAGACAGATTAACGTTTCTTGCTATGCTTTAAGTAGAACAGCGTAACGTTTCGTCGAATATTATTATTATATGGTGTATATTATTTTGAGGTAATATATGAAAATATACAAAAGCGAAATTGAAGCAGGATTAGAAGAAGCTATCAAAGCAAATGCTAGTATAGCGTACTCTTCTCCTGCCAGTATTTACTTACCAAGTAAAAAACAAGAGACTACTATTAAAGAGTTGGTTATTGCTCAGAACGAAAGTTCAGAAGCCGCTGCCGACAAAGACCAATTTGATCTCTATTATCTAAACTCTATTTTAGTTTCCACTGGTTGGAATAAGAATGATGATGTTTTTGGTTTAGAAGATGCTTGGTCCGCAAAAGATAGTCCTGTAAACAAACAGTTTAACTTTATGCATGATGAGTCAGACATTATTGGCCATATCACTGGCAGTGTTGTTCTAGACGAAAATGGCACTGAAGTGCAAGATATTAGTAATATTGATAAGTTCGATATTGCTACTAGCGCTGTTCTTTATAATAGCTGGAGTAACATCGAGCTAAAAGAAAGAATGGATAAATTGATTGCAGAGATTGAAGAAGGCAAATGGTTTGTATCCATGGAATGCCTCTTCAACGATTTTGATTATGCTGTTGTAACCCCTGAAGGGGAACATAAGGTGTTATCAAGAAATGAAGCGTCTGCTTTCTTAACGAAACATTTAAGATCGTATGGAGGAGATGGAAAGTACGAAGGATACCAAGTAGGAAGATTACTAAGGAATATAGCGTTTTCTGGAAAAGGTCTTGTTAATAATCCCGCAAATCCGCGCAGCGTGATTCTTAACGACATAGATCCTTTCGAGGAGTCGCAAGCTGAAGAAATTACAAACTCTAATTTTAATATGGAGAATAAAGATATGTCTGATGTTCTCAAAGAACAGGTCGAATCGCTTAAAGCTGAATTAGCAACTGCTAAAGAAGCCGCTGAAGCGCTTAAGACTGAAATGACGACGCAAAAAGAAGAAGAAATTCAATCTAAGATTGAAGCTTTTGAAGCTGTAGTTACTGATAAAGATGCATCCATTGCAGAAGCAAACTCCGCTCAGGAAGTTGCAGAAGCAAAGGTTGTTGAACTTGAAGAAGCTATTGCCAAGAAGGACGAAGAGCTTGCTGAAGCTGTAGCAAAAATTGAGGCTCACGAAGCTGAAGTTAAAGTTATGGCACGTCGAGCAGCTTTAATTGAAGCTGGAGCCCAAGAAGAAGAAGTAGAAGCAATTCTAATTTCTTTTACCGAAGCTACAGACGAAATGTTTGAGCAAGTTGTTACTCTTGCTAAAAAGGGATTCGTTCCTTTTAAGAAGAAAGACGACAAAGAGGACGAAGAAGATAAAGACACTGAAGCAGAAGTTGCCGAAGTTGTTGAAGAAGTTACTGAAGCAGAAGCTGAAGAAACTGACGAAGCAGCCGACGAAGCAGAAGCAGAAGTTCTTGAAAATGTAGAAGAAGAAGCTGAAGCCTCCTTGACTGACGCGGGTGATGATTCTATTGAAGAATTACGCACAAGCGCTAGCGCATGGCTTGAAAGCAATGTTCTTCGTTCCACGGCAAGTCTAAATAAATAATGTTTTATAAGGAGACATATAATGGCTTTAAAAGCTGATAGAAATGAACTCGATGTTGATATTTCATTCTTCATGAATGAAGTAGGAGAGAAAGGTCAATTGGTTTGCCTCAGTACCGTAGGTTCTGGCGCAGCAATGGATCAGGCTAACGCGTTGGTGCAACAAGCACCAGCAACTGCTACTACTATACCAGTTGGCGTTTTGCTAAATGATGTAGTTGATATTGACCTCACTCGCCAGCATATCAACTGGCACAAAGACGAAGTCCAGAAAGGTGGCAAAGTGTCCATCCTGAAGAAGGGTTATGTCGTTACTGATAAGATCACAGGAGTACCCACTGCTGGCGCTCTTGCTTTTATGGACGACGCAGATACTGGCAATTTTGCTGTAGCAGGCTCTTTAGATGATACTGAGTATAATGCTGTTGGTCGTTTCATGTCCATTTTGGACGAAGATGGCTATGCAAAGGTTGAAGTTAACTTGCCACTGCCAATGAACGTAGCCGTTGCTGCTGGCGCGGACATTTAATATTAACCCTTTAGAAAAGGAGAAAAACTCATGAGTAGAATGACTAAACCTGATGATCAGTTTATTGAACTCATTCAGCGCTCTGGTAGCGCCGATAAGAATGAAGCTCTTGCTGCACAGCGAGAACTTGCGGTTGCTCTAGAAAGCCCTCTTCGTAAGGGTGTACTAGTAGGCGACGTTCTTGATGGTATCTTTGATAAAATTCAAATGACACCCGGATCTTCCGCTGAATTCCCACTTGACCTCTTGGCACCCGGCACAGAGAGCGAACATGTGGCTTACACTAATCCCGGTCACGGTCGTATTCCCGAACGTGCTGTCGAAGGCGATTACGTCATGGTTCCAACCTATACGGTTGCTTCCTCGATTGATTACCTTCTTCGGTATGCCCGCGAAGCCCGTTGGGATATTGTAGGTCGTGCAATGCAAGTTCTTGAAGCTGGATTT